AGCGCAAAGGGTGGAGTTGCGGCAGGCCATAAATCCTATACACATGATGTTAGGTTGCAATTGGGTGAGTTTGTCGACAATACAACCGATGGAAGTATAACCATGCCTAATATCATTCGTAAACACACACCGGTAGCCGTTAACGCAGACGCTACTGTTTCGGCTGCTACTATGTTGTCTGGAGTAATTACTTCAACATCAGGAGCAGCGACAGGCATAACAACTCCAACAGCTACAGCAATAGCTGCTTTAATTCCGGGGTGTGGGCGTGGTACTACATTTGACTTAATAATCGACAATTCGGCTGGTTCTAATACTGTAACGCTAATTTTAGACGGTAGTATTGCCGTTACAACACCTGCGATTACGGGAGGGGATGCGCTAACTGTGTCAACTGCTAACGCAGTCGGATTATTTAGGTTCTATTTCACATCAGGAACGGCGGCAAAAGTATTTAGAATTTATTGACATGAAAAAGCTAATAATAGTTTTATCCTTGTTGGTAGTAGCTACATTTGCAAGGTCTCAGGATGCAACATTTACAATCCCAAAATCTGCGACGGTCGGGATAACAGCCGCACCCATCACGCTGACAAATGCTGTTGTAAAATGGATGTTGTACAAAGCCGAAAAGGACAATGTAAGTACTCAGGATTATCAGTGTTTACTAACTAAGATAACCGGGTCGCACAGTGTTTCTGTTCAGCTATACGGGCGTAAATTTTCAGCAGATTCTTGGGTTGCTATTGGTTCGCCTGTTACGAGCGGCACAATAACCACAACCGCTACAATAACGATCAGTAATACCGTCCCGAATAGATATAGGGAATACAAAGTTGAATTTACCGGAACAGGAACGGCCACAACGTCAATCACAAACCAGTATTTTAAGCAGTGGCTTCAATAACCGCATAATGGATACTAAGCCGGGGATCGTTACCCCGGTGCGGTTCACACTTAATTTTAATGTCATGAGTGATTTTAAATTAAATCGAAATTGGAACGGTCATTTTGCGGGTGAGATAGTCCCCGTTCCTAATCATTTAGATGGTGAGATGATCAGAAACAGAATAGGTGAACGAATTGAGAAAATGAAACCTATTGAAATAAAAGCAATCGAAAAGGCACCAAAGAACAAAGCGGTATTAAACACACCAAAGAAAAAACGCAATGTACGAGGTAAGTAAAACATTGATCGCAAAGAAGCGTGCAACGGTAACACTGACAGGAACCAGCGGAACGGCAAATATTACCGGAACGGGAGCCGTCACGAAGCTAATAACATTCGGGACTAGCCTAACAGCCACCGCAGCCGCTTTTGTCGTTTCTCACGCCGAAGCCTATTTAGCTCAAACACCTTCGGTAATTGTTACGTCGCTTTACGATATGATCATTTTTAATGAAGCAGTTGAGGGAAGCGGATTCACTGACCCTATTTGCACGAATGCCACAGGTGATTTAGCTGGTTCGATAATTTCGACACTATACCCGGAGCCTGTCACGCTTGCAGAAATGAAAACGTATATTTTAGATCGGTATGAAGCCGACGCAGAAAAGGACGCTTTACTTTCATCTCTGATAACAGCAGCCAGGGAGTTAGCCGAAGAATTCTGCAATCGTTGTTTTATCCCTACTCAAATCGAATATGCCGAGTATGTAAATGTTAAATGGTCAGATACAGTGCCAGAATTCCTTTTGCCGTTCCCTAATCACCTGTCTTTAGTCGAGGTAAAAGTAGCCGACGAGGTTACAACCGATTACGAACAAAACGGAATTAGTAGGATGACTATCTTATTTACCGGACGTTATTACACTACTGACACCGTTGGAACGAAGTTTTATTTCAAATATACCGCAGGGGATTGTTCGGCTTTGGTAAAGAATGCAATCCTTCAAATAGCGAGGGATATGTACGAAAACAGAGGGAAAGACCCTCTAACATCAAACGGATTCAATTTGTTAAACAGTCAAAAAGTATATTTCTGATGAGCGTTTCGATAACATTGGACAAAGGAAGTATGGATCACCTTGAAAAGCAGTTTAAGCTACTTCAAGAAGCTGGCCCACGATCTGTATATTCGAGTTTAGCGAAAATCGCTTATAAGATAAAAGCCGAAGCACAATTGAGACTGAGGGGTAAAAATCACATTGTCACTTCAAGGCTAAGAAATTCACTATTTGTGAAAACGGCAGATGTTGCAAATATTCCTTATTCTGACAAAAACGGAAAGGGATATGTATCTGAACTACCGTCTGTATCACTTGAAAAAATGGAGCTGGCAATCGGCACGAATGTAGAATACGCTCAAAAAATGAACAATATAAATATAAATAGAGGAACTACTGAAATATTTGTTAACGGCTTAAGACTAAGCGGCGAAAGGTCATCAGAAATAACAGAATACTATCAAACAGATACAGGTGTAAAAGCGTTGATAAAATCCAAGTTATTAGGATATTTTAAAATAGATGGATTTATTTCACTTCCAGAATTAAAAGAGTTTTTATATGAAAATACAATATTAAATATTAAACTCATTGAAAAAGGAACTGAAAAAATCAAACACGAAGGCAAAGGAATAGTAAAGAACATCAAAATTACATATCCAGATGATGACATTTCTATAGTTACGGTAAAATTTATTATAGGATGAACGATATTCGCACCATATTATTAACAGCCCTAGCCGCCTCACTAGCAACGGCAACCGGAAGAAAGGTTTATAAAGATATGCCTATTCACTTGGAAGGCACAAAGGTATATCCACACATTGCGATATCCGACGTGTTTGTTCAGGAAGAAGGCCCGAAAAACGGATATCAATATAATGTAAATGTATTAATAGAAATCGTCCATAAAGATTTGGCATCAATGGCAACCCTATACAATGATATGAATAATGCAATGGGTATAATTAACAACACAGTACCATTTTCATTAACGGGCGGGTATTCGATAATGGACTGCAGATTAAACACGAACACCACAACGCAAGCAAGCAACGAAAGAGGAAATTTCGACATAGGAATAATAAGATTAATTTTCAGAATAGAATAATTTAAAAAAATAATGTTATGGCAACAAAAATCGGTTCACTGGTATTTCTAAAACTCGCTACTAAATTGGTAGTCGGGGAATCATCCACCTCTTTCAAGGCTGCACAGACGATGATCGAAACCTCAAATAAACTTTCAGGCCTTGATTCAGATTTTGAGGCCGGGCGTATTAATCGGACTATCTCGGTTAGTTCCCTGGCTTCCACTGACCCACAAACAACAACGTACACATTCAAGGCAGCCCTTGAAGCTCAGGCAGCAGGAACTTCTATTGCTTTTATTTTGACAGAGTATACGGACAAAACAGGGGCAACACCGACAACATCAATGACAAAAATTTCAGGAAACTGTCTTATTTCAAATGTAAGCTGGGAGGTTCCTGATAACGACAAAATGACATTTTCGCTTGATCTTCAAATGACAGGTGCGGTTACAGTAGGAACAAACTAAAAATTAATCAAATGGCCACAAAAATAGGAACATTTGTATATATCAAACTTGGAGCAGGAGCAGATTCGCTTGTTGGGGAGAGTTCAACATCCTTTAAGTCTGCTCAAACGATGATAGAGGTATCATCAAAGGCAAGTGGGCTAAACAGCGACTTTGAAGCGGGAAGAATCAACCGGACTATTTCTGTCAGTTCTATTGCCTCAACAGACCCGTCTGCAACTGGTTACGGATTTGAAGCCGCATTGGCTGCACAGGTAACGGGCACAAAAATAGCCTTTTTGATTACATCGTTTTCTGGTGCAGGAAACAAAATAAGCGGAGACACTTATATTTCTGGCTACGCACACATTTCAAATGTTTCTTGGGAAGTCCCGGACAATGAAAAGATGACATTTTCATGTGATCTACAGGTAACAGAGGCTATTGATATTGATGTCAATGATACCGTAGCAGCACCAACCGGAGACGGGACACAGGAATTAAGTATAGGCAATCTTGTTAGTGATCTTGTCGCAACCGGGACAGCGATTCAATGGTATCCGTCCGCAACAAGTATGACGGCTTTAGCCTCTTCAACTCCTTTGATCTCAGGTAATATTTATTATGCTTCACAAACAGTGACAGGCGTTGAATCAGTTCTGCGCTTAGCCGTTACGGTTACGCTATCATGAACGAGATAATTGTAATGCTTCCTTATCCGCATCGAATCTTTGGCGTTACAATATCGCTAAACAAGGCGGTCGGTTTTCTGTTTACAAATCTTTCACTATTCCTGTTTAGGGAAAATTCAGGCATTACAACCAGTGACGAATATAAAGCGTGGCTAAAGAATAACGGAGAAAGCAGGCTAATCACTGAAATGATGTTCAGTGCAGCGCAGGCATATTGTATGACATACCGCAAAAAACAGGACTTCACAAAATCAAAGTTGACGGCCGCAATAGCAACGAGCGCACCAGAAACACAACAAAGAATAATTGATGCGTGGCGAAAATCGCAGACCTTTGGAATGGTGGAAGGTAAAAAAAAACCGATAACGAAGAGGAAAATGTAAACTATTCAGACGAATATGCCTTTTGTATCGGGAAACTTGGCCTCAGCAAAAAGGAATATTTCGAGTTAACACCAGCAGAATTAACAGCTAAAGTGCAAGGTTATGTGTATAATCGGGATGTTCTGGCAAGTAATTTCAGAGCACTATTTACTCTACAATTTAATCAGTGGAGCAAAAACCCGAAAAAAGCAGAAAATCTTTGGCCGTTGTCAATGGATGAGATTGAACAGTTAACAGCAGATGAAATGTACGCAAGAAATAGAAATATAATCGCATCAATTGAAGCGAGTGGAAGCATGAATTAAAAACCATGCTTTTTTTATTAAAAAATTAGTATTTTTGGATAACTAAAAATTTTAGCCATGTCAATGATCGGTGATTTATTCGTAAAGCTGGGGTTAAAATCAGATGAATATGAGAAGGGCATAGATAGGGCGCAAAGAAAAACTCAGAGCTTCGGAAATTCAATAGGAAATATTTTTAAACAGATTGCTTCATCGGTTGGCCTCGGTGGAATAGTAGATCAATTTACATCAATAACAGAGGGTGTAGGGGAATTTTATTCTTCTCTAAAAACTGCCTCTGTCGGATCAACCGCGTTTAGTGGGGCAATGAAAATAGTAAAAGTTGCACTTGCATCAACTGGAATAGGTGCTATCGTTGTTGCGTTTGGGGCTTTAGCTGCTTATTTTGGTAGAACAAGAGAGGGAGCCGAGGCGTTAGAGCGTGGACTTTCCGGGATTAAAGCAGTATTTAATGTTCTAATAGATAGGGCGTCAACTTTTGGAGAGGGAATGATAAAAATGCTATCCGGCGAATGGGCTGCTGGGTGGAAACTTCTTAAAGATTCTATGAGTGGCGTAGGTTCTGAGATGAAAGAAGAGGGAGCTCAGGCAATGGCTTTACAGGGGAAATTACAATTATTGGCAGAAAAAGAACGGGCGGTTAAAAAAGAAAACGCATCAAGAAGGGCAGAGGCCGAAAGATTAAGACTAGCAGCAACAGATGAAAATAAAACACTTGACGAAAGAATTGGATATCTGAATACTGCGATGTCTTTAGAGAAAACCGCATATGACAAAGAAAGGGCGATAGCCGACGAAAAAATAAAAATAAACCTGGCCAATTCTGCGATGAGCAAAAGCCTTGAATCTGATTTGGAAAAACAAAACGAACTAGAAATTGAATCAATACAATTAAAAGAAGATCAGTCTGCCGCCCTGAAATCATATACTAGACAATTAAATGCGCTTAAAGGGCAAAAAATATTAGACACAAACGAAAAAAGATTATCGGACTTAAAAAGCAGTCTATATGCTGAGCAGGAAATTATAACCCAATCATTTGCCTCAAAGGCAATATCAGAGGAGCAATATAATTTAAAAATGCTTGCTGCTGATAGATCATATTTAGAAAATAAATTAAAACTATACGAGGAAATAATCCCAACCCTCCCGGCCTCCGATTCAAATAAAATAAAATATGAAGCCGAAATACCCAAGATAAAACTTGATATTCAGAATATAGATGTCAATACAAAAACAATAAACGACACAATCAATACATCAATTAATGACGCTTTATATGGATCATATGTTTTTAAAATAGACCCTCAAATTGAAATAAACAACGAAGAAATAGACGCAGCAGCAGAGAAAGAATTTTCGTATATTCAAAAATTTAACGATGGGTTAAATAGTCTTATTGAATCCGGAATGTCAAACGCATTGTCCACCTTCGGGGAGGGACTTGGCGCATTAATGACCGGAGATATGGACATCGGTGATTTTGGAGCCTCGTTAATTGGTGTTGTCGGTCAATTCATGGTACAACTTGGTCAATTGATGGTTGCACTTGGAATAGGAATGACAGGATTGAAGGCGGCTATATCTTCTATGAATCCTATTGTTGCGATTGGTGCGGGTGTCGCCTTGATCGCTGTTGGTTCTGCAATATCGAGCCTCAGCAAAAAGGGCTTAGGTGGATCATCAAACGGAGGCAGTTCACCAGCTGCGTCCGGATATTCCGGTAGTCAAAATCAGTCAAATGCAGCTCAATCACTTTCTGGTAATGTGGTGTTTGAGTTGCAAGGAAATACGCTAAAGGGAGTGTTAAATAATCAAGATCGCAGAAATCAAAATTTCAGATAATGCCAGCAACCTATCAAAAAAAGTATTACACTCAATTCACCTCGTTAGATGGAAAGGTGAACGTTGTAGAACTTTGGTGGCTAACTGCAACGACACCCACAGCCGAAGAGGTGAAAACAACCGCACTACCTTTCACTGTTGAAATGCCTGAATTATCGCATAAATTTCAAGTCGTTAGGGGTACAGGTTGCGAGCTGAATTTACTTTCACCAACAGACAGGAAATTTTTCACAGGGCTTTATCATACTTCGATGAAAGAATATATGATAAAGCATTACATTGATAGCACTATTAACTGGCTGGGCTACCTCAATAGCGAGCTTGTCCGGGAATCATATTCCGAATTCGTCAACTATCCTTTCCAAATCACGGGGAATGATGGCTTCGCCTTGTTAGATAGATTGCAATTTCTAACCATAGCCGGAGCTGTCTACACCGGAATGAAATCAATGTTTGAATTAATTTCAATAGCTCTTTTGCGCATAGGATTGCCATTTTCAGACCTTTATATCTCGCTATCAACTACCTTTTCAGACTTCACGGCGGGCGCAGACGTTACGATTCTGCACGAACAATATGTTGATTCGGCTAATTTCTACAATGAAGACGGAGAAGCTGAAACGATGCGAAAAGTTATTGAGGCCTGTTTGCAACCTTTTGCCGGGGTTATTACTCAAATCAGGGGAGATATCTACATAACAGACGTTAACCTTTTAGGCGTTGGATCTTCGATCACTTACAAAAAATACGATCTTACTACTGGTGTATATTCTGAGGACGTGGTTATCGATCCAATAAAAGACCTTTCCGACATTGGTTACATGGGCACAGGTTCGGAAATTGAGCGGAGCGGCGGTAAAAATAAGCAAGTGGTTAGCTATTCACCATACCCTAAAAAAACACTATTGCCAGAAACGCTAAAAGAACTAAGCGAAATTAGTGGATCAGTACCATTAAACTTTTCGATCGACACGGATTATTTTGTCTGGTATAAAACACTTACAGGACACTTATTATTAAATTGCTTTTCACCAGCGTCATTTCAGTTAAGTTATTCGTATTCGCCACCAGAAGATATAAAAGAAGCATCAGTATGCTTGGCGTGGGCTGGGGACGGCTCTGCTTCACACGTTGTATTATCGTTAATTGTCAATCCACTTATTACAATTACAGATGCAATTGAAAAGTATAATGCTTATACAAAAACAAATAGAGGAATTAAAATTAAAATATCAGGTGAATTAAGATTAAGAGTAGATAATTACACAAATCAAAAACAGAATTACGCTGCAATATCGCTAAAAACAATGGTAAGGATTGGCGACCTTTCTGTGGTTGATTCTGGTGAATTTTTATCATCTCTTGAAGAAACCACATGGGAGGCATATCCTGGCACTCCACAAAAGTATCATTACATAAGTATTAAAAAGACAGATGGTTCTGATATTTCAGATCAATGGCTTCCTTTTGAGTATTATATACCGCACTATATTGACGTAAGTCAAAACTTATCAGGAGAATTCCATTTTGATATTTATAGTGATTTCGAGTTTATGGGATTTAATAGAGTTAAATATACAAACAGCACGTATAGAAATAATTTTTTAAGAATCCGAAAACTCGCAGTAACATTAGTTGATATTGATTCATTGGAAGAAGTAGGGGATCAGGATAAAGAATTTATTGGCTATCTTGATCAAACAGTAAGGGAGGAGGCCGAAAAAGTAGATTTGATTTGCGGGACAGATCAGACGTGTATTGACAGGGGGAAAATAATGAAATATCTATCTAGCGTTTACTCTCCTATTACAGCATGGACAAGGGACGCACAGACCTACAAAATTGAGGAGTTATTATTAAATTCACTTTCATCAAATTACCGATTTGGCTATTTAACCCTGTCAAATTTGAAGTTAAAAAACAGTTTTAATCAACTGAATGTTTTGACAGACGATGATTTCATATCATCAAAAAATATGATGGTCAAATCAATGAGAATCAATTTTAGGGACAATCTAATTGAGGCGACAATAACCGAGGTCACCCCGGATGAATTAACAATTGTACCGTCATGAGCAATGTATATGTGACAGATTTAGGCGTACCGAGAACAGCGAGAAACAAACGCCGTTATGGTGATGTTTCTGGTGATTCATTCAGGTCAGTCACTACGGGCGGTTTAAATTCGCCACCTATCCAAATTACACCCATCGACATTATAGAGCTAACGGCACAGCTCCCTATCATTTCAGATTATAACACGCTATACGCACCAACGCACGGCCAATATCCACGATTAGAACTGATAATTGACAACGGAGACGGCACGAGATACAGATCAATGCAAATGCCACAGTTCACAACAATATCGAGCGGGGGAGGAATAGAGGATTTGATAGATACAGTTTTTTGGGACACCGGAGAAACAGTTACCGGATTTATAATTTTGAATTGAAAAATTATTACTTTTGAAATATGAAAAAGCTATTTATCATATTATTGATGATCTTAGTGTCGGGAATATGCTTTTCTCAGGATATTATCCCGGTCGATACCGCTTACCATAACCTACCTACCTACTCATTCAAATATTACACAGCCGATTCAAGTTTGTGGATTTTCAAGGGTTCAAAATACCAGACTACGAAATTGGTCAGCAATAAACGCCTTAACTTTCTGATAGATTCTCTTGCAGCAGCCTCAGATTCAAATTATGTACACAACCAGTCAGGCGAAACGCTAACGCAGCATCCTGGGAAATTTTGGCTAAGCGACACAATCAAAACGTCCGGTAAGATTATCGGTGAAGACGTTAGGATAACAGACCAAAAACATGGGAATGCCACTTATTCGAGCGTTGGGGACTGGTTCAATTTGGTGCAAAGTTCAAGCCGACTAACAGGTATGATGCTATCAGCGCACAGCCCGGCAGATGGCACGCTGGACATATCGGCAGGAACCGGGATAATTAAGACAACCAACGCCGTTAATGCAGATACGAAGTTTTTTGACTATCCGGGCGGTACGGTCTCATTAGTTGACGAAAAGTTAAATTGGTTGTATATGGATTATGACGGTGGCAATATGACTGTAAAATCTACCATTGACCGCACAACAATACACGATTATGATCATTTCCCGCTTGGCCGTTGTTACCGTCAAGGTACAGCTACGAACGATATAACCAGCTCAGGCATGAACTCGTTTAATTTTTCCCGCCGGGTTCATAACATGCTGGTGAAGCGTTTTGGCTTTGCGTGGGCTTCCGGTTCAACCATTTCAGAATCAGACACCCGAAAGATTGACGTTACAGCTGGAACCTGGTACATCGGAAACACCGAGATAAGTACAGCAGCACACAATACAAATACAGGCGGTTACTCATTTGATCTGTACTATTACAACCCCTCCACGGCTGCTTGGGTGCTGTCAACAGGGACGCAGTTAGGCAACTCGCAGTATAATAATACGTCAACTGGAACCGGGCTGGTGAGTATGTCGGGAACAAAGTGGATGAATTACTGGGTGTATCTTTGCCCGGCTGGTGACTTGTATATCCTATATGGCCAAGCTCAATATATCTCATTAGCAGAAGCAGAGGCCACGCAGTCCCCCGCATTAGTGCCTGATTATATTTCTGCGAATACGAGGCTTATAGCACGGATCACTCAAAAGAACGGTGAAACAAACTTCGCAAACGTTTCAAACGCTTTGATCAGCCCTATCAATGCAAGCGCAGTTAATAATCACGACAATCTAGGAGGGATTCTAGGGCATGGCTCTATACACGCAAGCGTTTCAGAACGTGATAGTATAATAAGCGCAGAACAGCACGCAGACACGGTGCGAAACAAGGGGCACGCTACAATATTTGATCTACTTTCAAAACGTAGCCTAAACGATCACGATTCATTAAGCACGCTGCAAGAAAGGAAATACCAATCATTAACCGACACATTAACTTGGGGATTAGGCCTATCACAAACCGGGCACGTCACAAAAATAGATACTTCGTCTGCTTCAATTTTGAGCCGTCAAAGGGCTGTTAATACCTACGAGCCTAAAATAGCAGCAGGAACAAACTTGCAATATTGGCGGGGTGACAAGAGTTGGCAAACACTCCCCACAAGTTATACGCTCAATAATAACGAGTGGTCAAAAGTCTATGACTATGCTGGCAACCTGTCAAATTTCTGGATGCTATCGAAAGATAATATTTTAACACCAGCCTTTACCTTAGGTGTTCAATCCTTGTACATGGTTCCGGACGCCGGGAAAGTCAATATTGCAGATATGCCCAATATTCGATCTGCGAGCGGGGACACGTTACAGTATAATTTCAGGATTGGTAATGTTTCGATGTTAAAAATGCGGGGCGTAGCTAACGGAAGCGGCGGTCTGTCAGATACAACTATCTTAATCCCGAAATTGAGGCTAACAGATAAGCCGCATAATGGATATTATCTTCAAATGGTTGACGCACTTGGAACCATTAAGGCCGTCCCGATGAATACGGGTTGGCAGGGCACTTGGAATGCAGCAACAAACACCCCAACACTGGCAAACGGAACAGGAACGGCGGGCTATTGGTATCGTTGTTTGACGGCGGGGACGGTTAATTTTGGTGCAGGTAATATAACGTTTGCAGTAGGAGACGAAGCGCATTATAACGGTTCAATTTGGCAAAACGCAGGCGGTTCAAATACCTACAATTTGCAGTATATGACAAAAACGGTTACAGGTGGATCAAAAATTGATAGTGTTACGATGAAATTAAATGCAAGTAATCAGATAGTAGCCGACACGGTAAATTACATAGCAACAAAAAAGAACGTTTCGGATCATACCGGGCTAACAACAACAGCGCACGGGCTTGGGGCTTCTGCTTTTCACGCTGATAGTTATTTCAAATTATCTTCTGACAGTACAGCTAATTCGGGCTATGCGTCACAGTTTGACCTATTGTCTTATAAATTGAAGAACGATAGCACAAACGCAAAGACCGGATTTACTACCCTCTATCAAAATAGTCTAAAGATGAACCATAACGACAGTACTGCACTGTCTGGCTACTATACAAATTACAAGGCATCATTGGGCTACACTCTTCCAAATAATACATGGGTATTAGGCTATAATTACGCCGGGAATATCTCAAATCTATGGAAGTTGTCACAGGATAACATCCTTACCCCGGCTTACACATTAGGGATCAAAGAGCTGTTTTTTGTACGAAACTCGGGTATCAATTCAATTGCAAATCTACCAGTCGACACCTATGCCACGAACGGAGAGGAACACGGCTATAAAATGATGATCAACAACATTACTGGACTAAAGTTAGCTGGAAAGTGGAATAGTTCTACTTCTCAGGTAGATTCGGTAAAATTAACTGTTCCTTTGTTGGAAGTCTCAACCGGGGCGGCTGCGAATAAAATAATGATGAGTGAAGATTCACGGGGAAAATCGAAATGGTCAGATACAAAATACCTTTTTTCACTTGTTGCCAATCGCATCCTGTATGCTTCGGCAACCAATGAGATGGGGCAACTACCAGCCGGAAGTGCGGGCCAGATAATGCAAAGTAACGGAGCGTCTGCGCCTTATTGGACTACACCAACCTATCCAAATTCGGCCGGGGCGGGACACGTTCTTTTCGGAGATGGTACAAATATCGTATTATCTACACCTCACTTCCCAAATGTTTCGGCAACCGCAAGAAAAATAATTGTTTCAGACGGTACTAATTGGGAAGCATCTACTGAGTTGTGGCCAGTAGCTACAGCGGCAAACAACATACTAAGGTCAAACGGTACAGATTGGATAAGTCAAACAGTTGGGCTTGGATTAAGCGCATCCGGTTCGTTGGCAGTCGATACGGCGAGCACTGCTATTTTGAGCAGAGATAGAGCCTCGCATGAATATCAGGTGAAACTTGTTTCAGGGGTTAACTTAAAAACCGTTGGCGGTATTGCGTTGCCGGGGTCTGGTGACATTGGAATTATTGGAAGTACATACGGGGGAACAGGGAGCGGCTTCACAAAGTTTTTAGGGGCAACAACTTCTGAAAAAACATACACACTACCTAACGCCTCTTCGACAATACTAACAGATAATGCAGCCGTAACAGTAGCGCAAGGGGGAACGGGACTATCTACCATTACGGCAAATTCGTACCTCAAAGGCAACGGAACCGGGAATTTAGTTCCGCGGACGTATTCAGAAGTCAAAATAGACCTATCGCTTAATAATGTAGAAAATACCGCACTATCAACAGGTAATGCCGGGACTGCTTCAAAATGGCTAACAAAAAGAAGGTTATTCGGACGGTACATTGATGGGTCCGCGAATATGGATAGCGTAATTACAATTACTTACCTTGACACTACAACCGTTCTGCAAAAAACAACGGCGGCAAGTATGTATCAACCTAAAGGGAGTTATCTGTCTGCTATTTCGGTGAAAACATCTACCGGGAACAAAGTCTATTATCCATTGTTCACAAATACGTCAACAGGTAATTTGGATTCGACAATTGTAAAAACAGATAAGTTGACTTTCAATCCGTCAACAGGTGTTTTAGCTGCAACCAATACGCCAAATTTGACAGTACAGCCACTTTCTGGGACTACGGTAAACTGGAATGTTACCAATGGAGTTAATGCAAAATTGACACTCTCAGGTAATACAACGATAACACTATCAAATTTAGTAGCGGGGGCAAACGGAAACATAAAAGTAGTTACACACGCTTCATCTTCTTACACTATCACTATCTCTGGATATACAAATGATGTTTCACCTGCTATATCAGTTGTCGGATTTCCAGATCAACTTTTAAGTTCTGGGTCAGGCAGCAAAAAAGATATTTACAGCTGGTGGTACGATGGAACGACATTAAACTGGAACGGAACATTAAATTACCAATAATGAAAACAACAATTTTATTTTTTCTATTGATTTTAGGGCTAAACAGTTGCGGGCAAGGTTTTTTCTGGTCGCATTCGTCTGGACGTGGTGCGACAGTCACAACATCTTCAATCACCAATATAGCCGAAACATCAGCAACCGGAGGCGGGAACATCACAAATGCAGGATTATTGTATAATGGATCAGCGGCCTCTATTTCTGCGAGAGGAGTATGCTGGTCAACAACAACAAACCCGACGATTTCAGATAGCAAAACAACCGATGGTTCAGGAACAGGGTCGTTTACAAGTTCAATCACCGGGGTGACTGCCGGAACTCCTTATTATGTCAGGGCTTATGCTACAAACGAAATTACAACGGCTTACGGAGATAATGTTACATTCACACCTCAAGGGCTTGCGACAGTAACAACAGCAGAAGCAACAGATATTTTATCAACCTCAGTAACAGGAGGAGGTAATGTTACAAATGATGGCGGTGGAACCGTATCGGTCAGAGGTGTTTGTTATTCATATTCAACAAATCCAACAATTGCTAATTTTACCAAAACAATGGGTTCAGGAACTGGGGTATTTTCTGCAACTATAACAAACCAGATTAGTGGAGATTATAAATATTACGCTAAAGCATATGCAACAAATGGAGCAGGAACTTCATACGGAAATGAAATAACATTTACCACCCCATGTAATGCACCACCTCAAATAAATGGAATAGGTCCGAAAAATAAGCCGTGGGCAAGTGGAACGGCAATAATTGAAATAACTTATTTTTATTCTGAATCTGCAACTGAGGTAGGCGTTTGTTATAATACTACGGGTTCGCCAACAACAGCAGACGCCAAGGTTACGGCAACTAAGCCAGTTTATCCAAATTCTTCATATACGGTAACAATTACAGGATTAACTCCGGGAGGAACTTACTATTTTAGGGGATATGGAATAAATCCATGTGGAACAGGATATTATAATACAACGGGATGGATGGATGCTGCTGGACAATAATTAATTATGTTAACGTTAATTTATAAAGATATGAAAAACAAATTAATCATTTTATTCCTGCTTTTATCCTTTGCGGGATTTGGACAAAATCAGTTAAGCGTTTTGCAAAAAGGGTTGATTTTTCACGCACCTTTGAGCGAAAATTACCCGACAACTGATTTAATAAGTGGAACGACTGGGGTATCCACTGACACGTACAACGTTTTAGGAAGAGGAGGAGAGGGTCGGAGATGGCTACAAAATACAAACACGTCTTATTCATCACTTGCAGACGCTGACAGGTACGATTTTGGGACTGGTGATTTTACTTTGATCGCATCTTTTACCCCTGACAATGTTACAGACAACGGAAAGTATATTATCAGCAAAGAGGCAGGCGGGATAGGTTATGGGTTGTATCAGGAAGATAACGATCTATATGTCCGATTTGACGATAATTCTGTCGATGTGTCCGGGATAATTGGGACGGATATTTTAGCCGCTGGGGTGAAAATCACGTGTGAAGTTGTGTTTAGCCGGGCTGGGAATGCTGTTTTGTATGTCAACAATTCGGCTTCATCATCCGGGACTTTGGCTATTTCCTCAGCATCCGGGACGCTGAACAATACCGGGGATTTTGTGGTAGGAAATATCGAGGCGCACAATCAAGGTTTTTCTGGACAAATCCATTTTGTTAGGGCTTTTAATTTTGCATTGACTACTCAGATAGCCAATTACAGTAAGCCTGAATATCCTATCGAAGCAACACATAGAGGAACAGGAGCAACAAAAAATGTTTTAGACCTCAATGCAGAGGGTATGGCAAGTGCTACATGGGTAGACCGCACCAATTCCCTAACAGCGACAAATTCAGGAACTACGCTGGTTATACCGCCAGCCAGTAATTTGAATGGGACGTATTTTAACGGAACAACGAGCAAAATAGTATTAAATGGAGTTCCCACAACAGCACTTGGGTCTACTGATAGGACAATGAGCGTTTGGATTAACCCTCAATCATTTAGTCTATCTTATATTTTAGGATATGGCCAGGCAAGCGGTTATGGCGCATCAAATATAGGTATAGATACTAATGCTAAGATTTATTTTAACAACTGGAACAATGACGCAGGTAAATCAATAACAGCGATAGCCGCAAATGCGTGGAGTAATGTTGTTGTAATATTTTCTGCTGGTGTTGTTAAATATTACATAAATGGCGCATATGATAGTACCACTTCTATTGCAAGTACAAATACAAGTGCTGGAAATTTATACATTGGAGTTGTCAATAATGGTACACAATTATTTTTTAACGGAAGAATATGCAATGGAAATATTTGGAACCGCATACTTTCAGCCGATGAAATCAAACTAATTTACGACACAAATTTCTAAAAATCAATATCATGCAAAAACAGGACATTTTTCTACAAAAAAAAGCAGAACTGGAATCGCTGAAGCTCTGCACACAAATTAGTTTTTCTCAGGTCGATCACGGTACTATGGGTGGAAAGGCAAATCAGATTATCGTTAACGGAATGAACGCCTCAGACGTAGCTGTAATATTGAAATACCTTACCGATAACACGGCAGCCGTATTAACGCTTATTCGCAAGGCAAAGCGGGCAGAGGTAGAGGCCTCAAGGTTGGAAGCCGTGGCAGAGGCAGAACAGTTCAGGGTAGCAAATAGCACACCGGAGCCGACTGTCTAATTTGAAAATATTAACATCAAAATAAATGCAATATGACCGAAAAAGACAACCGTGTTGACTACCTGAAATATGTTAACACTTTCGGAATAACGTTAGTCACGTTCTTTGCGGGATATATGTCAATGGACATTAGGGACATTAAGCAGGCACAACAAACGCAGGCCGTAGAACAAATGAGACTTGACACTAACCAAAAAACTATTTTTAGGAGCGTTGAAGTATTAAACCAGACCGACAAAGAGATTAAAGACGAAGTAAATAGCATAAAAAGAGAATGGTTAACCGCCATTCAGGAACTAAATAACAAGATCAAAAGATGAAATTAAATGACTACGTTTGCTTTAAGCCGCCAACACTTTACGACCTGATTGTAACAGTAGGTGTATTTTTCGCTTGTATGCTACTTTGGAATGTCAGAACGTCTCAGGCGGTTGTAAGGGAGGTGCAGGAAGAAATGAAAAAGGAACAGATCACAAAGGACTATCTTTTTCAGTTTTACATTACTCGGAATCAAATACTTTTCATCGAGGCCGAAAGAAATCGAGCTTTTGATGCGGTAAGAAACGGAGCCGACCCAAGTAAGGAAGCTGAACTATTTCTCAAAAGAGTAGAAAATTCGTTCAAACTTAGAGACAGGGGAGGAAGCGCAGAATGAAAACGCAGGATGAAACAGTTGAAGAAATCATGAAAAAGATTAACTTTGAAGAGTTTTGCAGCCAACTCGATGAAGAATTAAAAGCCGAAAGAGATGAACAAAATAATTGAAATCGCATTGAAAGAAGTGGGATATAGCGAAAATCCACCAAATTCAAACAAAACGAAATATGGAAAATGGTTTGGAATTGATGGGTGCGCATGGTGCGGCATTTTTGTCAGTTGGTGTTATGATAAGGCGGGCTATCCGCTTGGAAACATCGGATTTAAAAAAGGATTTGCAGGGTGTATGACTGCAATCGAACATTTTAAAAAAACAGTAGAAATAACAAAATCACCAGAACCCGGCGACATTGTTTTTTTTGACTGGCATGGAGATGGAAAATATGAACATACAGGTATCTTTGTTGGAAAGGTTGACGAAATCTACTTTGACACAATCGAGGGAAATACATCATTCCAAAACCAAAGCAATGGCGGTTCAGTAATGAAACGTGTTAGAAGCTATTCACGCGCTATTTTTGTGCATCCTAAAATATTAGACAAATGAAATACATTGTTTCCTGGATATTAATCACAATGGTTCAAATACCATGCCCGGACGCAGATAAAAAAGATGAATTTGGAAGAATCTCAATGACAAATTGCTCTGTAAATCATTGTAGAATTGAAAGAGATACCCTATACAAGTATTTTTCTGATGGGGTTTTGGCACGGGAGTTTTATTTAAAAGCGAAGAAAGAATTTGAAGCTACAATAGATAGTATTAAAATAGGAAATCAATGAATAAATTTACAACCGTTTTAATAGGATTTCTTTCCGGGGTCGCAACTGTGGCCATTCTTGCCTGTATCTACCTGCTCAAAAACTCAAAGCCTGAAATTACAGCGGATACCTATATTGAATCACTCGAACAGGCCATCCGAAAAATTAAACAAACCGGTAACGGAAACACAGCAGACGTAAAACCGGAAATTTCATTACCTTTGACGGAGGAAACAAAGCCAGCCGACAACTTAATCGACTGGTTCAAAAATAGAAAAATTAAAAAACAACTTAAAAAACAAAAAAATGAACAACATTAAAGATTGGTTAACAACCATTTTCGCCGTCCTGATGGTTGTGGGAGGTGCAGTAAATGCCTTTTTTCAGGCGAACACCGGGGATGACATTAATTGGTATCAGTTATTAGTCGCCGTTACAGTAGCGGTAATCGGTTATTTTACCGGGAAAAAAGCAGACGGGACAACCAAAACGGGCAATGAATTAAAACCGTAAAAAAATAAGCCTTTTTGGAGTTAAGGGGAAGCTGGCCTCCGAGAATAAACAAACCCTAAACCAGACGTACCCGGACAAGGCTGCCGGGTAAGACATTTGAACCTTGTTTTCTTTTCGTTTCGTTTCTGAGGGGTGCAGTTTTTTTCGTTTTACTGCGCCTCTCTTTTTTTATGTTTTACAACAGGTTTTGTAAATCATATTGAAATAATTTATACATTTGATCTACTGAATTACCTATATGCAATAGTGCACAAACCAATTAAAGAGAAGCCAATGAGATCACCACCTTATCGCTATTCAAACAAATCTTAAGAGAAAACAGCCCTGGTGCATCAAATTATTTTAAAAGCTACTTCATATAGAGGTAGCTTTATTTTTTGCCTAACAGTAACAACCTATTGAAATATTATTTATATTTGCATTGTCAAACGGCACTTTGATATAAAAATATTTACAGGTTTTAATAAACCTGCGAAGCTCGAATGAAAGTAGTGCCGTACTTTTATTTGGGCTTTGTGCATTTTAGGAAGTTATGAATGAATTAGAAAAGAGACTAAAAGACCTACAAAAAAGAGGGTATCAGCAAATTGAAATTACTCAGGTATTAAACTGGATGTCAGATATTCGCAAAGATCGGAGAATTAAACAGATCGAGCGATTAGCAGAGCAGCGGGGAAAATAAACTAATTTTCACGCTCTACTGTGATTAAAGAGAGGTAAGGAAATCGAAACTTGTGTAACACCAACACTTGGAACAGGTGACATTTTTTCTGTCTTTTTTCTTACATCTTCTTTTTTCTTCTTTTCTTTTCCCCGTTTTCTTTTCTTCTTTTTTCTGAGTTGTTTAGGCTACGCAGATAAAATATAATTGCCTAACCACAAAAAACTGTTGCATAACATGTTTTTTAATGAAAAAAATATGATAAAACATTTGCACAATCAAATAAATCTTATTATATTTACAGTATCAAATTTAAAACGAAACAAGATGAAAACTAAAACAGCAACAACAGAAGATTTTAAAGTAGGTACAACATTGGTAACCGTAGAAGGTTTTGAATTCACAATTACATCAAAATATGATGATGGTATTTGGGAGGCAAGAGGCAGAAGAGGTTCAATGTGTGTTTTTGAAAATGAAGCAAAATTTTATACAATTAAATAATTAACAGATGCGCTAACGACTTAACGGGCAAAAAAAATGAATGCACTAACATTAATCTTAATCATCGCAGGGCTGCTGCTATTAGCTTTTGTCCTGCCAAAAAATCAAACGAAATGAAAAAGGACGAAAGAATCGGGAATCTGGTTAGGTATAACAACAAATTATACACTATTTTAAGAGTAGAACCAGACGAAAAGGTTACAATTAAAAAGCTCACTACAACGAGGCGCTGCACCGAGATAATACACAACATTGAAATATCAGAACTAAAATTTGTTAAGCTATGAAAAATAAAATCGACTGGTCATTAACCATTTTAGCAATTTCGCTAATTATAATCTCAATCATATTATGAAACTTTTGGAAATTTCAAAATTACCACCCGGATCATATAAAGTCATTGACCATGCAAAGGAACGATTTGAGCCACTTTCTTGGGAAAATGTGATCCACGTGCTCTATCAAAACAAACATAAAGCAGTGAGGCGAAAAACGGCCTTCCCTTACGGATTGTGTGCCGGTGTACCTGGAAGTCTCCCGCCAATTTCACAACGTGGCGGGATCAGGCAAGGTTGCGGGCGCAAGCCGTTGGAGGCCGAAAAGAAAAAATACCTAGTCCCAGGCGTTTGGTTGGAACTTGAAACCATCAAACTACTTGGCGGCAAAGAGAAAATCCACAAAATGTTTGAAAACCTTATAAAATCAAAGCTATGACACCAGAAATTAAAACCGTTATCCTTATCCTGTGCGTGCTGGTAATATCAGTAATTGGCGGGATCATCATCGCAAGAAGTGAACGAAATGACGAATTGACAGACACGAATCGTAACTATCGAAAAATGAACTAAAAATGCTGTACAACATACAAAATAATTTGATCGTTATGGGTCAATTTTGTAGATTTGAATATTAATTATTAAAACGAAACGAGAAATGAGTAACGACGAACAAACCTGCCAAACTTGCCACGGTGATCGACTGGTAAGACTAACCAACGGCCTGATCTTTTGCGCAAACACTTACTGCCCATCCTACTGTGACCAGAAGCCACCAGAAGAATTTTACACAAAAGATCAGTTAGACGATGCTGCTGCAAGATATCGCAGGGAAATGGATGAAATGCACCAAATATATTATTGATATGAAAACAAATTTTACAAAAGGAAATTGGAATTATGTAGGTGGAGATGATGGATCTTGTGAGGTTAATATTGGAGACACTACCGCTGGTATTTGTAGGTGGGAAAAAAACACAGGGGTTAACGTAATCACAAGAGAAGAAATGGAGGCAAATGCAAAACTTATCGCTACCGCACCCGAATTATTTGAGGCACTTATTTTTTGTAAATCTGTAATTTACAAAGGTGGAATGTTAAAAAGATCGGAGCAGATTGCTTTTGAAATTGCAGAATCAGCTATTAATAAAGCAACATTATGAAAACGAAATATTACAGGCTTCACCCCGAATCATCATTAGTGTATCATCAAAAAGAAGATGGTAATTACGAGACGATTGCCTTTTTCCCGCATAGATTTGGAATACATATTCAGAAAACACTAATGTACAGTGAAGACGAAAGGGTTGAAATAACCGAATTTTCCTACAACAGAATCAAAAAATTAGTACTTAAAACCATACTGCAATGACAATCAAACTTTTTCTAAAATCAGCACTGAAATACAGAAAGTTAGCAAAGCAATACGAACAGTTATTTTGCAATCAGTGCACTCAAAACGAACTACTCAGGGAATCGATTTTGCACAGACGAAAAGCCGACTTTGAAACCAGGCTGGAATTGATCGAAGTCAAAAACATACTGAAAGACCGGGAGCGTGAGCTAATGCGGGTACAGGTCGAAAACAGCGACTTTGAGAACGTGATAGCACTGCAAGAGCGTGAAATTAAAGGATTGAAAGAGCCTTTTAAAATCATTGAAAAAACAGAAGAAAATGGCACAAATTGACATAAATGTAGACTACTATCTTGACGAAGCGTCAACCAATGCACTTCTCAAAGAAATTACGAAACGAAGAGAACGGATAAATTCCGAAGATGTTAGCGAAATAGTTGATATTTTCGATTTTTTGAATCTCAGCAAACTTGACAAAATCCGTCAAGTATTAGGCCTCAGGCTAAAAATCTCAACGAAAGAGCAGATTATAAACGAAATTAACGATTTGTAAAAATGGCAAAGTATTATTTTCCAGATAACGAGGATGAAAATATCTGCTACACAATTAAGGGGCACAGAAAACAAATGATAGAGAACGGAGAAACAGAAAGAAAAGTTTTTGCCGCAAAGGTTTCATCCGATAAAGATTATTTCTTTTGTCATGAATTTGGTGAAATTGGAGAAAAGGCCCCAATGGGTGATGGGTGTGGAAAATTCTGCTCGATGTATAAACCACGTAACGGAAAATCTGGATGTTGTAAGTATTTCAGGAATCTTTATGAATCAACTGGGATACCCAAAATAATAAAGCAAAAATATGTTTTACAACATACTAAAAATCAAACAACATAACGAATAATTAAGTAATTTCAAAGCACAATTAAAGCAACGGCCAAAGCGTAAAAGAGGCCAAAATAAAAACGAAAAATGATAGTAAAAAGAGAAGATTCATTTCCGGAAAGACCTGTTATCATCCTGATCTATGGAAGTGCAGGCGTTGGAAAAACAAGTGTGTTTAACACTTCAGAAAAACCAATCCTTTTGGACTGTGACCGTGGGGCAGACAGATCAGTGTACAGGCAGGATACTATAATTGCCTCAAACTGGAAAGAAGTAATGCAGGATGAAGGGGATATTAAAAACTATTCCACCCTCGGAATTGACACCGCTAAAAGTGTTCTTGATGACTTTTTGATGTCATATGTGATTGAGCAGGACTACAACCTGAAAAAGAACAAGCTAAAAGCCTATGGAGCTATTGCAGACGAATTCAAGTTGTTCATTAACCGTAGACGTGGCGAAAAGCTGGACATTGTAATTATTGCACACGCAAAGGAAGAAAAAGACGGTGACGTTACCCGTATAAGCCCGGATGTTACAGGTGGGTCAAAAGACTTGCTTTTGAGAATCGCAGATCAAGTTGGATATATGTACATGGACAATAACCAGCGTACAATCAATTTCAACCCGACAGATAAAACAATTGGTAAAAACGTAGCACGCTTCCCGCTATTGACAGTACCGGATGAAACTGATCTGATGTTCAAAACATTTATGGCCGAGATAATCAAAAAGGTAAAAAGCTCAATTCAGGAAAAGACAGAAGAACAGCGTGAGCTGCTCGAAAAGATCGAAAGTGTACAAAAAGAACTTTCCAGTATTGATTCACCTGAAAACGCCGCAAGGGTCGCCGGGCTAATAAAATTGCTTCCCGCTTCTCATGTTGTTGCGTTCAGGAAATCATTTGAAGAAAAATGCACTGAACAAAACATCGAATGGAACAAGGTGTCTAAAGTATTTCAATACAAAGAAGATGCAATTCAGAGTAACCCAAATTGAGGCATTCAGGCGGTTCGTCGATGGTGAACCGTATGCAACAGAAGAATCCCTGATCGAATCGTGGTCGGGGGTTTTTCAGGGAAACGAATACACCAGAATCGGAACCGGGTTTCATTTACTGGTCGAAAAAGGTGATATAACCAAAAACAATCAGTTAATGATTGACCAGATACCTATTACTTACAATCAGCAGCAAATAGACACGGCCTTGCAATACAAAGAAGAAATAAAAGGTTGCTTCCATGAAGTCAGGATGTCAAAAAACTATCAGATTTGCGGTGAAACTATTAGCGTAAGTGGGGCGTGTGACGTGTTGCACGGAAATATAATCCGGGACATCAAAACAAAATATTCCGATCTGCGAAGTATTGAAGATTATACCCGGTCATGTCAGTGGCGATTTTATTGTGATATTTTTCAGGTTCCTGAGTTTATTTTTGATGTTTTCCAGTTTATTGGGTATGACAAAGATAAAAACGGCTATGACGTTTCGGGGCTTGGACTTAAAAGATACGAACCTATTAACTGTATGTCATATTATCGCATGAATGACGACATACACTACTTACTTTATCGACTTTTAGAATTTGTTAATTACAAAAAATTAAATCATCTATTCAATGGAAATCAAAGGAGAAGTCATTAATGTTAGCGAAATCCAATCAGGCGTATCAGCTAACGGCAAAGAGTGGAGTAAACAGGATTTTACCATTAAATTTGGATCAGATCGCTATCCAGAACATCTTACAGTTACCGCCTTCCCGGCAGACAAAGCTAAGGGAGTCACTATAGGCTGTCTGGTTACTTGCGGCGTGGCATTTGAATCGAAAGAATACAAAGGAAAATGGTACAATTCAGTATCTGCTTATAAGATAGAAATCACAAAGCAGGGAGAAATGAATTTTAATAAACCATTTGTTCCCGGGAACGAACCGAAAGAAACAGAAGATTTACCATTTTAATATTTTCAACCATGAAAAACAACTACGCAGATATTGTTTTAGTCATTGCTTTTGTTATTATTACTGCTACTTGCATTTCTTTGCTTTTTATCAACGAAAATTTGAGGGATGAAATAGCTGAGCTAAAAAAACAGAAAATTGAGAACAGTCAGATCGAAGATTTGGCCGTTACTTCCTACTGTTTAGGGCACTCAGAAGGCGCACTAGCTTACCAGATAAGCAACGAAATGAAGGACTATCAAATATTCCTTCAAAATTACAGAAGACTTGAAGACGCTGATTCGATTAAATACCGTAACAGGATTCATTTAATACTAAAATGAAGAAAATAAAAGCAATAGGAGTAAAAGAGGAAAATAAACCGTTCCGGGTTATTTCTGCAAAAATATTACGGGATGAACTCGACAACCTACCCAAAGGCCGGTTCAAGATAACAGTAGAAAAATACTACAAAAAAGCATCTACTGAACAATTCGGCTGGCTTTATGGTAGTATTTACCCTCTTTCTCTTATTGCTCTTAATGATGCGGGTTATGAATTTACAAACGTCGATCAGGTAGATATTTTTTGGAAATGTATGTTCGCTAACAAAGAGGTGTTAAACCGGGAAACGGGCGAAATAATGAAAATACCTCTATCAAAATCCGAATTCAAAACAGTTGATCAAATGTTATATTGTAACTCAATCCGGGATCATTGCAGTGAATATTTAGGAGCGTACATACCAGAACCGGATATAAACTGGAAAAAACTAAAAGAAAACGGCAATGAACTCCCCTAAAATACAACCCTGCAAACGTTGCAAAAACCCATTTTCGCCGATCTTAAACCTAAATGGTTTAGTTCAATCGAAATTTTGCCCGGAATGCAGGGTTATTTTAGAGCGTTTAAAGCGAATGGATAAAAACAAGGCACAACACCATCCAAAACGAAAGGTCGTTAAATCGCTTAAAAACGGTATAAAAACGGATTTGAGTAAAACAAGAGCAAAAAGCAGAGGGGCGAGGGTAAATATCAAAGAGCTTGATAGGGTATTTTCGCTATTCATCCGACAAAGAGACGCAGATAAAAACGGAATGGTAAAATGTATTTCATGCGGTAAAATTGTTGAATGGAAGAAATCTGATTGCGGGCACTATATAAACCGCCGTCATATGTCTACCAGATTCGACGAACAAAATTGCAATCCACAATGTCGTAGCTGTAATAGATTTTCAGAGGGCAATATGGAAGGCTATAGGGCTGGTTTAATTGAAAAATACGGAGCTGGAACGCCTGAAAAGCTGTATATTAAAAAATTCAACACCGTGCACCTAAATCAGGCCGAAATAAATTTACTAACGGAACACTATAAAAAAATAATCTTCAATTTTTTTCGTGAAAAAGATGTATAATGTCAAAAACTGTTTTTATATTTGAATGATGTTTTGATTATTAAAAACGAATATATGACAGCAAATCAAATAGCAGAGGAAATCTTCACGTGTGGATTGGCTCCATTTTCAAAAATTACAGAGGAGTGGATCATTAACGAAATCAATAATGTTCAGTCTGAAAATGATATTTTAGAACAGCAGACAGCCAAAGAAATTGGTGAAATGTCAGATGATGAATTAACCAATAATATGTTTGAAAAAAAACATTAGAAGACAAGAAAAAAGGCTGAAAAAAATGGTACTTATGAAATTTAATTATTATATTTGTAGTGTTTAGCCGGAGAGATCCGGCAAAATTTGCCTAAATTAAAAGCAATGTACAATGGAAGTGAGACTTTTTAAAACGAGCGAGAAGATACTCATTTGGTTACATAGGGAGAAATTAACGCAAGTATGGCTTGCTGAACAATTAGGTGTAACCAGGGCTGCGATAACTAATAAAATATCTGATAACACATTTACACCAATGGATATTCTGAAAATAAAAAGTTTAGGTTGCCCAATGTAATTTTTTTACCTAAAAAAAAGCAAAATACACTATATGGAAGGTTGGATAAGATTACACCGTAAATTTTTAGATTGGGAATGGTTTGATAATCCCGTAATGGTTAAATTGTTTTTATATATGCTGTTAAAAGCGAATCATGATATAGAAAAATGGCACGGTGTTGATATTCCACGGGGGTCATTTTTAACCGGATTACTTCAGCTTCAAAAAGAAACCAAAATATCAGTTCAAACATTAAGAACATGTTTAGGTAAATTTGAAAAAACTAAAGAAATCAACATGCAGACTAACAACCAATATAGGATTATAAGTATCTGTAATTATGATACATATCAAACATATGAAAAACGGACTAACAAGCGAACTAACAAACAACTAACAAGCGATCAACAAGCAACTAACAACAAACAAGAAGTAATAGATAAATCTATTACTAAAGAAGGGGAGCCAATTATTAAGACGTGGAAAAATGATTTTGATATTTATAAGGAAAAATGTTCAAAATCCTTCGAGCTAATCGAAGTAAATGAAGACCTTAAAAAGAAAGTAACAGAACTATATCCTAACATAGATTATGCGAGATCAATTAAAAAAGCGTATTATTATTGGATAACAGAAAAGGGATGGGATAAAAAGAGAAAATCAGGGTCAGAAACAATAGACTGGAAATCTACCATATTGAAAACGATTCATTTCAACATTATAAATTTATGAACTACCTACCTACAAAACAAAAATATTTAGAATACGGTTATTACACGTTACCGACAACTGAAAAAAAATCGCCGTGTGTGCCCTTTGGTCAGGACTGGAAAGAAGAGTTACCAGATGAGATGTTTGAGAATTGCTATGGTATTGGATTAAAACTTGGATCAGTATCCGGCTTCATTGAGTGCATGGATTTTGATAACCATATGAACAATGCAAAAAATAAACTTTCCGAATATTTATCTATTCTAGAAGTAAAAGAAATTTATGAAAAACATAAATTACCAGTTGAAAGCACTGTTTCGGGGGGCTATCATATTTTGTACAAATGCCTGGAAATGGAAGGTAGCCGAAAACTGGCTTTACAACTAAAAGAAGACAAAACGACAGATTGTTTTATAGAAACAAAGGGACTATCAAGTTATATCTGTATTGATCCAACGCCGGGATATAAATTTATTAGAAACGACTTTTTTAATATACCGCTGCTCAGCAAGGTTGAAAGATCAATTTTGATAGATAATGCCATTTCAATGAACGAGGTGTTTCAATCATACAAAACAGAATACGAACAGACAGACCGACCCGGAGACCTATACAACGCCAATATGTCCGCAATCAGTGACATGAAAAGCATTTTACAATCAATAGGCTGGCAAGATTTGGGTAATTACAGATGGCGAAGACCGGGGAAAAAGGAGGGTATAAGTGCAACATTGGGGAAAGTTGCACCTAATGTATTTTATGTTTTTACGGCTAACTCTTCACCTTTTGAGCCTAACAAAGCATATAGTCCGTTCCAGGTGTTGGCACTTGTGAGGTTTAACGGAGATTTTAAGGAAGCCGCTAAAAGTATTGCACCAGAAAAACAGGAACGGATTGAGACAGGTAAAATAAACTTAACCGAACTTGAAAAAATATTGATTGGGGCTAAAATTGATACTAACCGGAAGATTGACAGGCCGCCAACAATTTTAAGTTTTATGGATCAACAAGCGACGCAAACAATACAAAAAAGGGTCTTTACACTTGGAAATTTTTCTTGTATTATCGGAAAAGCGAAGAGCAAAAAAACATTTTTCTTATCATTGGTATCTTCTGCACTATTATGCAATAGCTCAAATGGAAAATTTATAGGAGAAATGAAGCAGGGAAAAGATGAAATACTATATTTCGACACAGAACAGGGTGAATATGATTCTTACAATGTGATAAAAAGGATTGAACATATGGCCGGGACAAGAGACCGATTAAGAGGGTATAATTTGAGGCCATTTTCACCGAACGACAGATGTCAGATTATAGAATACGCATTCAAATTGTACGGAGAAAAAACGGGTTTTTGTGTAATAGATGGAATCGCTGACCTTGCAAACGGAATAAATGACGAAGACGAAGCAACAAGGGTAGTAACGTTATTACTTCGATTAACGAAGGTGCACAATTGTCATATTTCAACAATAATTCATCAAAACAAAAATAATGAATTTGCAACCGGCCACCTTGGAAGCTCAATAATGAAAAAAGCCGAAATTATAATTTCAGTAAACAAACGTGAAAACGATATAAGTGAAATAACCTGCGATATGAGTAGGGGAATTGGTTTTGAATCTTTTGATATGTACATTAATCCGGACGGGTTACCGGAAATCAACAGGCAAAAATACAAAAAAGAGCCTATCCCAACTTATTACGAACCGAACATTGAAGATATCCCATTTTAGCATGAAGCACGAAAATTGTGATAATAAACTGAGCGAAAAAGTAAATGGATTATTAAAAATTCGATATTGCTATGAATGCGGCCAATTTGAAATACTACCTATTGAATGCAGTCATAATTTTAAACCTGTTAGGTTTATTACAGAGAGCGGATCAACTCAGATAAGAAAATATTGTACTTTATGTTTTGAAATTACTTCTCAGTCAGAAAAGGAAGAAAATTATTCCGGTATCACCTTATATAATTGGAAATTATCAGAATACCGGACAAAATTAGAAGATAAAAAAGAAAGAGATAAATTAGTTTTTTCTGATATCTTGGAAGAATTGAAGCAAATAAGAATAATACAGTACGGCGAACAAAAAATATCAAATATTAGCGAATACAACGAATATTTAAAATCAGATCATTGGAAAAAATTAAGAGAACGTATTTTGATAAGAGATAATTACGAATGCCAAATTTGTTTTGAGCCAGCCGAAGAAGTGCATCATTTAACCTATCAACACAGAGGAGAGGAATACACCTTTGAACTTGTTTCTCTTTGTGTCAATTGTCATGCTAAATATTATCATCCAGAAAAAACAGTTCATCGAAAAAATTGAAAATCATGTTGCACAACATACAAAAATATTAGGTCAGTAATATAATTAAAACTAATTTTAAGAAAAAAACGAGATGGAGATAGCTGCAATTAAAAACGAACAACGTAACGATTAAGAGATGAAAAACACAAAATTTAACAAAAGGCATTTTGTTACCAGGATCATCGTATTGCCCTTTATTTTTGCGCTGATTTTCATTGCGCACAACTTTTTTGTCCTCAAAAGGACGTATCGTTTCTTGAAATACGGAGGCGAATATGTTAACTTTGAGGAAAACGAGGTTGCGAACTTGCGGGAAATTTACGAACTTTTGAAAGAAATAAAAGAAAACCAACAGAAATTATGAAACCGACAGACGAGCAAATCAGGCAAGAGTGCAGACTGCGACACTCTCATTTACCACACATAATTAATGAACTATCAACAGTTAGAGATATTTGGGAGGGAGGCGCCAAGTGGTGCAGAGAACAGATGCAGGATAATTGGATAGATGTTAATGAGAGATTGCCTGAAATCTTCCTGGCCGTACTTATTTGTACTGATTTAGGTTATATTACTCAAGGTTACATTATTAGAACTAATTCGGAAAGTGATATTATAACATGGAATGAAGTGTATGTTGGCAATCAGTATTGTAATATTACTCACTGGCAGCCACTTCCAACCCCACCAAAAACAAAGCAACCATGAAAAAATTAAAAAGACTTTACTTATCCGATGAAACCGATATGGATTTATTTAACAGCTGGGGAATGGATGAAGATGAAGATGAATATGAAGACGAAGATTGTTATAAAGCAAAGCAGCCATGAAGAAGCCTGAAAAATTCGACTTACAACACCAGAAAAAGGTAAAAATCAAGTCCCCGGATTTGAGCAAATTAGAGCGGGTACAGCTTGATCCAAAAACGATAATTTTTAAGAAACCAAAAAAGAGGAAGAAATGATAAAGAAATTACTAAAAATACTTATTATTATATATTGTTTTGTTTTTTCTGTTTCAGTAGGCATTATAATCTGGGAATATATATTTGAACAATTTCCACCAGAAAAGGACAAAAAAATAATAAGTACCGCCCCCTATTGCCTACCAGACAGCGACACATTAAGCGGCACGGCTGGCCATGCGACAGATTGTTATCACCCACACCAACCAGTCGAAACGATCAAAGAATACACCGCTATCATAATCGACGAACACGAGGTACAACTAATCAGCGAAACAGACACGGTGACGATACTTTTAGAAAATTCGACTGTGCTATTTGGAGATGGAGTAATTTACATTAAAAATAAAAAACGATGAGAAAAATTAAATTCAAAGCGAAAAGAGTTGATAACAGTGAATGGGTGGAAGGGTATTTAGTCGATTCTTGTTATGGCTTAATGATTTTAACTAATCCGTTATATCACGTTGACTGTGCAGAATGGAACGTAACAGGACACGAAGTTACTCCCGAAACTGTCGGCCAATTTACAGGACTTACCGACAAAAACGGAAAAGAGGTTTACGAAGGGGATATGTTCAAAATTGGGGCTGAAAAAGAGATTTTCGAGGTACGATTTGAGCACGGTTGTTTTATGGCTTTTTGGAATGGAAAACAATACGGGTTAATTGGTGAACTGCAAATATGTTTTATTGAAGTAATCGGAAACATCCACGAAAAATGAACTACTCAGAAAAACAAATCCTATTAGCGGCTACCTTAGCCGGGGTAAGTTACGCTAACGTGTACGGTATCATCGAAAAGCTACCAGAGGCCGCTAGACAGTTAAAAACATCTTACGAAACAATCGACGATCTTTTTAATTGTTTTTGTAATAAATACGAGATTAATCCTACACTTTTGCGTTCAAAATCAAAACACAGGGAATTAGTAGAATACCGGATAGTTTTCGCAAAATTAGCCAAAGTCGTTTTTCCGGTACTCAGTTACGCCAAAATAGGAAAGATAATTAACCGGGATCATTCAACTGTATGCTATTATTCTGATCAAGTCGAAAATATTATTGTTTTGAGAAAATTATATCAGCGAATTGAGGGTGAAATGAGATAATTTTTGTATAACTTTGTAAAAACTAATGAAATGACACCGAAAGAGAAGGCGGAAAAACTAAGCTATCATTATTGGGCTTTATTGGAATCAAGCATTAAGAACGAGCAGGACAGAGGCAAACTAGCAGTCAACTGCGCCATTATTGCAGTTGAAGAAATATTAAAACTTAATATTGTTTGGTTTGATGAAGATTTTGTTAATTGTAGGCCAGAACAAACACTTGAATTCTGGGAAGAAGTATTAACCGAACTTAAAAAAATGTAGCTATGGACTTACTATTTTATTTTGCAATCGTTGTTTTTGTCGCTATTGTTGTAGTATTTTTTGCACTGATTATTAGCTTAAATATAACAGTGCATGAAGCGGACTACAACAGCGAAATTGACTTAACTGAGTACCCCGACGAAGAAATTGAACGATGAAACAACCGGAACCATTTTCAACCGATAAACCACTTCAGCCCGGAACAATCTACCTGATTGAGCAAGGAAAAGAAAAGAGAGCAGTATCGGCCGGGTCTGCTAAAAGAATGAAGCTATCCGGGGAATGGAAAATTATTAAGGAATTTAAAGACGAAATAATTGAAAACTAAAAAACGTTAGATTATGAAAACACTTTTTTTGATTTTATTTTTGGCTCCTCTTTTGGTGATGGGGCAAAATGACAGTGGTTTTGTGACAGAATACACAATTCCAAATGTTTTTAAGCTATGGAAAGAGTATCTTTACGATTGTAACCAGTTAGTCCCCGACACCATAAAACAGGCCGGGGTAGTAAACGTAAAGTATAAACCTGTAATTGTTAACGGCGAAATATCTCATTATCTACTCACGCCTGTTGATACTGTTTGGAAAGAAGCGAAATGCAATAAGTATAAAAATGACGATGGATATTTATTTTCCGGGGCTTATTTGCACGTAGACACAACCCAAACAACATGGCTCAAGAATATTACATACACAAATTTGAGTGCAGGATATACCCCAATAGAGCAGGTTAACAATAAAATAAATATTACACGGAACAAAATATGTCACATTAAAGACAGAAAAGCGAGCTGGGATGATTTTTGGGATCGTTGGCTTGTTGAAAAGAAAATCATTGAAATGAATTAATAACATCGAGATGAAAGGCGTCGGCTACATAGACAAAATCAGAATACTAGTGAGGTGCGATTTGCAAAACGGTAACCGGGATAAAATCAAAGCACTGGTTCCGAAACTACTTGAAAAAGAAGATTATGAAGCACTGCAAGGAATTAGACTAGCGGACAATGACTGTAAACCATGAAAACTAAATCATTTATAACAATACTTCAATTTAGACTATTTGCTTTAATAGATGTTCTTTTTTCTGAAAAATTTGAACTGACAACGTGGAATAAAAAAGGGGTACAAACATCTAAGACGAGATTTTGTAGAACTGAAATCAAAAGCCATGAAAATTGATATTTTCAAAATCTGTAATTGCCTGGTCTGTGCAGCTGTTTTCTCTCTGTGCGTCTATGCTTTGATGAGATGTCTGTATGATCTTTTCGAGAAGGCGCAAGGGTGAAAACGTGTTGTATAACATGTTTTTAGGGTGAAAATAAGTGTTAAAATATTTGCAAATCCTTGATAAATGTAGTATATTTAAATCATGAAACAGCAAAGTAGCTGAATCTCTAAAACTTGCAAAACATCATGAAAACAACAATTAAGTACAAAAAATTTAACGGTGAAGATTTTATCTTGATGGCTACTTTCAAAACCAGCGATGAAGCGAAAAAGTCCTATCAATACTATAAAACAAAATACGGACGTGCCAGGATTTCAAACAATAAAATCTATTGTTGCCAATAACCCTGCTTAGTTCCTGCAAGTCTAACGCAGGTAACCGCCCCGCACTCTCCCAAAGATGCGGGGTTTTGGGGTAAAAAGAAATATAAATTTGGAAGTATCAAAATAAATTACTAATTTCACATTATCAAAAAACGTACCTTTATGAAAATTTACACGGGTTATTTTGCAAAGATCAAGCAGTACAGAGATGCCGGATTAACAACTATCTCAATCGCACGCTTTAATCGATATTATTCGGGCGCATCAATGAAAATTCTGGCCCCTGCTGCGGAAATCATCCATTATCCAGAGGATGTTTACAAGCCAATTTACAAGGAACAGCTAAAAAAATTGTCTCCTTCTGGCATTTTAGATGAAATTAAAAAGCTATCAAACGGGAAAGATTGTATTTTGCTATGTTACGAGAAACCGGGAGATTTTTGTCACAGGCGAATGGTTGCAAAATGGTTATGGGATAATTTGAATATTGCCATTGAGGAATATTCAGCGGAAAAGAAAAAAGAAACAGTTCCAACGCTTTTCTAATGAAAAAATGCGAACACAGTGTAACGGTTGCACGTCTGGCATCCAGTCAGAAAGAGTGGTTCAATTCCACAAGTTCGCTCAAAATATTAAATTCATTTCCTCCATCAAAGGCGATGGAGTTTAGAAAAAAGCATATTAGAGGATTCATAACACCCGGAGCCTGTAACCATTATATTGGCGTATCTTGCGGGGATTTGCTTTTTGGAGTGCTTGGATTCGCAAATCCATCATACGGGAAATATGATATATTTATGAAGGCAGATACAACTCCGTCGGAATATAAAGGAGCTACAGAATTGCTGCTCTATGTTCTTAGAACAAAAGAGGTAAAGGAGGCTCTCGAAAAGAAATTTTGTAGGGAGATAAACACTATTTATTCAATGGTTTTTACGATTCATCAGCAAATTACCAGATATAGAAAACACGGAGAGTTAGTTACAAAAATACCAATTCGCACCAATAAGCAAACTGAAGATGAGAAATTAAAAAGGTTTGCAAACGGAAAGGTAAAAACGGAATTAAGGGCAGGCAGGTTAAAGGTTCAACCATGCGAAATTTGCGGAGTTTCGGACTATGTGGAAGCGCATCACAAAGACTATTCAAAACCTCTCGAAATTAACTGGCTATGTCGTAAACATCATGACGAACGTGACGGAATAGATGAGACTTGCTATAAAATTGAGGGTTACAATTTGGGATATATTTTTCAGGCTGGTTCAATAGTTTCATTAAAAGAAGCAAAAGCGAGATTTATTCAAAAATGGCAAAGCTAGAGACAGAATTAAAAGTAATAAACTTTCGCAATATTCAGGAAGCTGACATTAACCCTCAGCAAATGAAGGAAGCGGAATTTAAGCGCTTGGTTAATTCTATAAAAAAAGACGGTATTTTAACCAGCACAATTCTTTTACAGGATTTAGGGAGTGGCAAATATAGATGTATATCAGGCCATCATAGAGTTAAAGCAGCGATGAAAGCCGGGCTAAAAGAATCAGAGTGCATAATACTGAAGAATATTGATGAAAGCACAAGAATTAGACTGCAATTGCAACACAATGACATTCATGGCGAACCGGATGAATATTTGGTACAGGAATTGAAAAAGTCACTTTTAGAGGAAGATTTAAAGCTTGTTGCAAACGGATTAAGTGAAATAATCAAGGATGATCAGAAAATTGAATATGATGAGCCTATTTATTCGTATGTTCA